TTTACCACAAAGTTCTTTCATTCTTTTCTTAGCAATCTTAGCTAATGCTTTTTCTTTTTTTCTTTCTGGGTGCTTTTTTATATTAATTTTAGATTCAGGTGTATCAATTCCTTTAAGCCTAATAGAACATCGAAACAACATATCAAAACCTAAATCTAAGGTAACCCAGATAGTATCCCCATCGTAAACTCGATCTACGCTACCTCTGTAGACAAAGTTTTGTCTTATTCTTTTCTTATCCACGGACAACTCCTTTAAAGTTAGAAGGCTTAAGTAACTTAGTTAGTAGATCTCCTTTTCTTTTTGCTTCTTTGTAAATTTCATTATCAGTGTTGCCTCGGTTACAAGTAATACACTTTGTATTCTTCTTTGCTTTATCACTAAACAATTGTGGATCTGTTGTGCCACAGTTAGGGCATAGTTTTTTAACAACTCTCATCTATTTCTTCCTTTTTCTAGTCTTATAACTTCAGCGTTAGCATAGTACTGTACTTTTTTAGCATCTCTTAACTGGTCACTATGTGAAGCCCTCCCTTTCCTATATACAGTACGAAAGATCTCCCCATCTTGAGCATTCATATTCTTATATGAGATAAGATCTTGTAGTTCTTTTGCATGGTTAGGCAGTTCATAATATGCAGCAGTAGAACCATCTGATTTGCTTTCAGAAGTAGTATCATAAGGGTCTACATATCTAACAGGTTTACTTACCCCGTTTGCTTCATCCCATTCTCTTTTTTTTCTGGCATTGTCTCTTTCAAAAGCTTCATCCCATTCTTCTGACGTAGAGTCATTCAGTTTCTTTGATTTGGTCATAGTCCCTCCATTCAGTAGGCAATGTGTCTGCGGTGTACCAGCGAAAATTTTTAGCCTTTGCCCATTCAGAGTGGCTACGCTTAGTACCATTTTTTCTTTTCTTAGCCATAGGCATAGGAAGATCAGGATTATCAAATAAAAATACTAATTCAGTATTAGCTGGTAGTACTTTTTTAATCCATACATACTTAGTGTATTCAGCGTGATCCCAGAATCTTCCTTTAGCTTCAATTAGTATTGTCTGCTCACCAAACTTCCTAACAAAGTCAGGTTCATACTTGTGTTCAATAACATAATTAACTTGATCACCATGATGTTGCCAGTGTTTTAATACTGTGCTGTGCAGCTTTCTTTCAAAGCCAGAGTCGTAACCTCCCTTAGATCTTGTTAGTTCAGGAGGACGTTTCTTTCTTTTACGTTGCATTAACTTCTACCTACTTGAGCGCAATAATTTTTAACATCTATTAAAGAAATAGTTTCAATAGGTTTTGTTTTAGCTAATTGCTTTAACACAGACTTCATACCTTTAGTAGACATTGTAAGTGCATAGCTCCCTCTTTCACTAGGAGCATACTCTGTTTTAGCCACAGAAGATTTATCAACCTTTGCTGCTTCTTTCTCTGATAGATGTTCTTTCAGTAAAGCCATTGAAAATTCTTCTGCTTTCTTACTAAACTTTTTAGCAGTTCTAGAATTCATAATGCAGTCATCTCCTCTACTTTAGGAAGTACAGCAATTCTTGTAAAGTGGCGTAAGCCATTAGCATATTTAAAAGATCTAAGACCTTGTCCTCCATTAGCATCTTGCCAACATATTGCTTTATGTTGACAGTACACACATCCTACAGCTAACTTCATGTTCCCTGACTTACCTTCAGGGACAGGCTCATAACATTTTTCAGGCATTACATCTTCTTGTAAAATACCTTTAATATTATTTATCCTAGTAATAGGATTAGGTTTTATTAGGTCACCCGGACTGTAGTAAGTTAATTCACCTGACTCTTTATTGACTGCTAAGAAACCTCCATTAGAAGATTTTTCAGCAGCTTCATAAGCAGATAGCTGCATCATGTAACCAAAAGGATCATTCTCATGGAGGGTGCCTTCAGCAAACTTTCTAAACGCAAAGCTTGAAGCAGTCTTTATATCAACTACCTCACCATTAATCTTACAGTCGATGTGTCCTTTGATTCCTTCAAGGTCTACTTCTTTTTGTTCATCAGTTACTTTGTTGTCAGTCATACGAACTAACATAAGAATAATTTCTTCTAATAAATGCCCATACAGAAACTTAATAAATGTTTGAGGTGCTATTCTTGAAGCAGTTTTTTCTTGTCTACTATCAAACCACATCTGTCTTAAAGGCTTACCTATGTTAGACATTCTTACAGAAAACTCAGAAGATGGTTTAGGGTTTGACCAGTGTCTGAGCGCATCCTTAACAGCTTCTCCTGTCCTTTCAATTTCTTCTTCTGACAGATCAATAGGCCCATCATTAAGTTTATCTAATTTATTGTAGATGTCTTTTATTAGTAGACTATTCATTAGTGTGTATCACTCCAGTTATCACCTACTTTATATTCACCAGTTAAGGGGCAGTGTAAGTTTAAAGAGACACCTGCCTCTTCTATAGCTTCTACTCCTAACTGCCCAACATAATCTGCATCTTCTTCGACTACTTCTATCTGCCACTCATCATGTACGTTAGCTACAAAGTGTGCGTCATATACTGCTAGTTTGTTATTCAATATCACAAGAGCTTCTTTCATTACAATAGCTCCTGCTCCCTGCAGCAAAGCATTCAAAGCACTATGCTCACTTCTAATTTTTAACTTCCTACCGTCTAGTCCTTTGAGGCATCCATTTTTTTGGACAGTTCTTGATACTCTGTTTCTAAGATTTGCAAATGCAGGTAGATTATCGAAGAAAGATTTTCTAAGTTTTGCACCAGTGTCTTTGTTTCCTCCAGCCACTGACCCAAGCTTTTCATCTCCTGCCCCGTACAAAAGCGAATAGATGAATGTCTTTGCCTGATCTCTTGATTTAAGTCCTGCAAGTTTTTGGTTAGCTGTGTGGATATCTCCTGAGATAATTTCATTAATGTAATCCTCATCATTCATGTAGTGAGCCAGCATTCTTAACTCAAGCCCACTAGCATCTATACCAACTAACTTGTGCTTATCAGGTACTCGCCAACAACCCCTGAAAGCCTTACCATAGGGAACAGATACACTAGGAACCTGTGCCATGTTGGGACTACGATGTGTCATGCGTCCTGTTACAGTACCATTGTGAATCACATGACTGTGTACTCTGAACGTAGCTGAGTCAGCTTCTTTAATCCAAGAGTTAAGCTGAGTAATACGCTTTTGCAATAGGAAGTACTTCTGGATGTAAGCAGCTTCTGGTATATCAGTAATCTCCTCAAGTATTTTTTCATTTAAGATGACATTACCTTTCTTAGTAAACTTACGTGGTTTCCATCCAAAGTCTTTTAAGTACTCAATAAGCTGCTGCCTAGAAGAAATATTAAGTTCTTTAACTTCTGTTCGGACTACATGCTTAGTACCTGACTGCTGCATTTCAGCAAACTCAACATCACTTAGTCTTGTGCCTTCTCCATTTTCAGTTATTGCATTCCTTGCAGCACTACCATCTTTCTTGTACTTAGGGTACAGCTTGGTTTCTTTGTTCTTAGGTTTGAATACTTCGTGAATCCTTTTCTCAGTTTTAATAATTGCATTGCCTAACTCAGCGTGAATATCTCCTGCTTTATTAAAGTCTAATAAAAAACCATAGCGTTCTTGCTCACCTAAGATCTCAGCAACTTTATGCTCTAGGTCAATACACTGTCTGCTGAATCCTTTTGCTTCACTTCTAAGTTCATGGAATACCTTAGTGTTTAATTCCACATCTCTAATACAATACTTCAACATTTGCACTGAGTAATGGCTGTAGTCATCAAACTCAATCTTAGGAAAGCCTAAAATCTTTCCCCAATCAGCAAGCTTATGACCTGACTCACGATCAGCACCAAACAATCTAGAAAGAACTAAGGTGTCTAGTATCTCTTTATCCCTAGCAAAGTAGGGATCGTCTAGTATTTTGCGTACACAAGGTATATCAAAGGTAAGGATGTTGTGACCTATTAAAGTGTCAGCAGTTTTAAGGTACTCCAAACCTTCTGCTAACTCACTAGGGCCAAACGAACGAATCTCTTCAGTGTCTACATCTTGAGCAACAATGCACCAT